GGGCTGACGCCGGAAGAGTCAGAGAACAGATACCATTTTTACTGTAAAACCGTGGCCAATATTACTTGACCACTACAAGGGCCTTAAAGAGCATCTGCCGGACATCGTCCACCACATCATACGAGGCAAACTGACCGCGCTCATCACGCCCGTTACTCAGTATGACAACCACGGAGAAGCCCTCTTTCAGCTCCTGCCAGTAGTCGGTCTGGCTTTTGTTTTCTCCCGGAGAGTCATCACCCGGTACCACATACGCCGCCGGGAGTCTCAACTTTCCGACCTCCGGCAGATTTTTGAACTGTGCCGCGCCTGCCACCCGGTTTTCAAAATACGGGCAGCGGGCACGCAGCGCAGCAATAACAGGCGTCAGTTTCATCTGCGTCGTCGCTCCGGCTTCAGTGATTTACGCAATTCCCGCGCCAGAAAATAGCGTGTCCAGCTGCGGTTCTTTTCAAGCGTTTCCACCATGAAGTTATTACGTGGAGCCAGTCGCCAGCCGCTGCCACCGGATGCACCACGATGATGGCTGCGACGACGCTTTGCCCCTCGCCTCACGCCATAGAACAAAAAAGCCGGATAAAAATCACCGGTGATACGGCGGTTTCCCTCTCCATTACGCTGGTTAGGGGCTATACGTGCCATAAAACCAGGGCGATGTTTACTGGCTCTGGGTACCATGTAACCAATCGAACGTGCCAGGCGTCCGGTCTGATAACCGGGGTTTTCACCCGGTGCCGACCGCGCACGGCGCATCACCAGCCGACGGGCATCACGCATATGACGCTGACCAATCGTGACAAACGCCCGCCGGACACGGGCGCGGTTAAAGCGCATCTCCGCGGGCTGCTGAAAATCAACGTGCAAAAAGGAAGTCGTCATTGTTGCCTCCGTGACTCTGCCTACATTCGCCCAGCTCCGTACACTCCAGCAGCAGAAAGCGCCGCGCCCCGTTCAGATCGCGCTGACGTTTCACCCGGTACACACTGTCACCGCAGACCACCTCATAATCAGCGGTGATCCCCCGGCGGTAACGAATGGTGATGTAATGGGTGATGGCGTCCCCGGTCTGCGCGGTTTCCTGCCAGGTGGTGGCACTGGTCTGGACAACCTTCGCCCATGTCCGGAACGCAACCGGGTATTGAGGCTCCACGCCAAAGTTATCCGCGGGCATATCCACCCGCTGGCGGATCAGGACGCGTTTATTCAGTTCACCAGGGTCCGGCAGAATGTAGGTTGCGCTGGTCTGCGCCTGACGAATTTTCATTGCGGGAAATACCTGTACGGGCCGACAAGCCAGTTAAAGCCCATTGGCAACTCCATTTTCTCAACGTCTGTAACCGACGAGCGATTTTCGTAAAAATGGCTGATAAGCATCAGCATCCCCAGACGAATATCATCCGGCAGGTGCAGCCCGTCCGGATCGCTGTCCGGAATGGTTTCATCCGGTGCATAGAGCTTCCGGTTCAGATACGTTTCCGTCCGCTTTTGCGCCGCACAGGCCAGCAGTTGCAGATGGCGGTCATCAGCATCGAAATCCTCATCCAGCCGGAGTTGGGCTTTAATCTCTTCCATTGTCAGAAGCATACTCAGCCCTCTTTACTGGTCGTGGCTTTTTTCTCTTTTGCTGCTTTACTGCTTTTTGTACTGGTTCCGCGCTCTGCTAACCCGGCCTGAAGTGCAATCTCCTGCACCCGGGCAGGAAGCGCCCCGTCGTCATACTCACCGGCCCGAATGACCTCAACACGCATACCGTCCGGTGACCATTTCAGATCTTGTTTCAGGATCATGATTCTTCACCCGTCAGAACAGGGGCGCGGTTCCGCGCCCCTGAGTGATTACGCCGCTGCAATCTTCAGCAGTTTGATGGCCTGCGAATCGACCAGCATCCCGCCGGTGCGCTTGGTGGTATAAAAACCGACAAACGGTTTATTGGTGTACGGGTCACGCAGAATGCGGGTGCCGATACGGTCAACGATGGTGTAACCCCGTTTGAAGTTACCAAATGCAATGGCTTTCGCATCAGCGGCGATATCCGGCATCTGTTCGTTTTCAGCGATACCGTAACCCGCCAGAGAGGACGGCTGCCCCAGTTCCAGCCCCGGACGCCACAGATAGTTACCCTCGGTGTCTTTCAGCAGACGGATGGCAAACAGGCTGTTGTTGTTCATCATGAACTTCGCGCCGGTGCGGTGTGCCTTACGCAGCGTGTAAATCAGTTTGATAATGGCGTCTGCGGTCACCGCCGTCGCTTCGCCGGATACAATATGCTGAAGTTTGCCGAACGCCCGGACCTTATCGGTTTCATCCGTGGATTCATACGCCAGGAACCCTTTCGGCTTCTTGGTACCATCGCCGGTGGTAAAGGCAATTTCTTCCTGTTCGGCAAATTCGGTTGCCAGCTCGCTGTTGATCCAGGCCTCCACGTTGAAAAAGGCATCATCCAGCATTTTCTGGGTGGCCTGCGGGTTACCGTAGATTTCCCCCATGAAAGGTTCAATCAGTCCCAGTCTGGAGGTGGCAGTCTGGGAGCGCGCGTCAGTCTCGCCAACCCATCCGGAAGCCGTGCCGCCCAGATTCACCAGTTTTTTGTAGTCGGAACCGCCAACGGTGATCACCGCGGCTTCCTGGCGCATCACCACTTCATCTTTCAGCAGGGTCAGAATGTTGCGATCCAGCGCTTCCGGCACGGCATAGCCACCGTCTTCATCGGTGCCCACCTGTAATGCCTTGCGCTCCAGATCACGCAGACCATCTTCACGGCCTTTACGCAGGAAGCCCACAAACGCTTCTTTATGCTCGGTGGCCAGTTGATTCTGCGCACCACCTGCCGGACGTTTCAGCTCAATCAGCTCTTTTTCAAGGTCGCTTTTGAGATTTTCCAGCTCGCTGAGTTTCCCGTTCAGGGTTTCCACCTGCCCGGCAAGTTTGCCTTTTTCCTGCTCAATCGCATCCACGCGCTTGTCGTTCTTTGCCTTGAAGTCGTCAAACTTCTGCTGCAGCTCCTGCGCGACCTGTTCGACATCTTTAATATCAACCGCCATCGTATTTCTCCTGATTAGAAGTTCAGATTTTTCAGTGCATTCAGTGCAGAGCCCACATCCTCAGCGTCGCGCAGGGACAGTGCGCCATAGCCCCCGGCCATGAATGCTTTGGCCTGGGTACGGGAGAGTCCGACATCACGCAGGACTCTTTCGATTTTTTTCTGTTCAGGGATTTCCCCGCGGGCCAGCGCGTTCTTGACGTCGCTGATCCGCGCCTCGTCGTTAGACGGAAACGTCACCAGACTGACTTCCCAGAGGTCGATTTCTTTCAGCAAAAAGGCTTCTTTCGTCCGGTCGTATTCCCAGTCTTTCAGGACGTACCCAATAGAAAGGCCGGTTAACGAACCGGCCTTCATGTGTGCATGTGCGCGTTTTGCCAGGGGATCATCATCAATGAGCAACCGCCCCCTGACGTAAAGCCCGACATCGTCTTCCTTCATTTCGGTGTAAACTCCGATGGGCTCATCCATGCGGTGCTGCCAGAGCAGCGCAGGTAACGCTTTTCTGTCACTCCACGCCCGCAGGGAAGCAGCAAATGCCCCGGACATCACCACATCATCGTGGCTGTCCTTTACACCAAAGACGGAGCCATACCCTTCAAACTCACCGGAGTCACTGACAGATTTCAGACTCAGCGGTACATCAAGACGTTGTTTCGTCTGCATTGGCGTTATCCTTCTGCTTACCGGCTTTACTGCCATCGGAGGGTTTCGTGGTCATGTTCATCGGTGTGAGATAGACATCACCACCGGGACGCGGATTCATATCTTCGAGGTCGCGGCAGTCATTGGGAGAGTAAATTCCCCAGTTGATCCCGGTAGCGTAGGCTTCAAAACGGGACTTCATATCCCCGCGCAGTAAGGCCCCGGCGTTAAATTTGGCGTAATAAACGCCCTGCTTACTTTTTCGTACCAGTCCGGTGTTGATCCGCTGCTCAATGCGGGTCAGATACGGCACCAGTGAATAGTTGATAAATCCCAGCCCCAGCTCTTCGATATTGTTGAAGGTGGCGCGATCGGTGTTCTGCACCATGTGCAATGGCACCCGGAACAGACGACAGATTTCTTCAAGCTGAAACTTGCGGGTTTCCAGGAACTGGCTGTCCTCGGCGTTCAGCGCCATCGACTTCCAGTCCAGCCCCATCTCAAGGATCATCGGGCGGTGAGCATTGCCAAGCCCGGTGTGACGCTCCTCAAAATCTTTCTTCAGGCGCTCGTAAGCCTGATCTGACAGCGTCTGCTCTGTACGCAACACACCCGACGTCACCGCACCATTGCTGAACAGTCTGGCCCCGTGCTCTTCGGTCGCTGCCGCCAGCGATATTGCCTCGCGGGCATAGGCGATGGGATTCAGCCCCACCAGTCCGTCCAGCGTCAGCGTGCGCACATGCCAGATATCTTCCTGGCTCAGCACATCCGTGGAGCCGTCCGGGAATGTGACCTGATAGACCGGCTCCCAGCTACTGTTAAGCTTCGGTACCACACAGCCGGGATCGACGGGCAGCAGTTCAGCCACTTCGCCAAATGCTTTCACTTTGTAGGCGTAAAAGTTTCCCCGCAGGCACAGACAGGTGACCACCAGCTCCCAAAACTCCTGCGGCGTCATATAGCCATTGGGATGCGTGGAAATCAGCTTATGCAGACGTTCGCCGGTGGCTCTCTGTTTCAGGTTGCCGTTCAGGTGATACAGGTTGCAGGGCAACATCCCGACCGACTCTGCCAGCACCCTGACGCAGGAAAAAACCGCCGTCAGTCGCATGGCCCGCTGACTGCTGATCTGCTTTCCGGTATAGGTGTCGTAGGACAGCCCGATAGCGTCCGCCAGCTCTGCTGGCGTGGTCACCGGTGCGTCACTTTTCCGTTGAAATAATCCCGAAAAGAACACTATTTACCTCCGCCGACAGACGACTGTGTACGGTCGAGATATCGCGCCACCAGCCACGACCAGAACAGGCACAGCGCCCCGGCAACAACAAAACCCGCCGGGGGATAAATCAGCCAGGCACCATACGCCAGCAAAAGCGCACCCAGCACGCCCACCAGAGGCGCTAAAATCAGCATGATCATAATTACCTCAGTTAAAGCGAGCGGATCCCATAGGACTCAATGTGGTCAGACAGCGTGTCTTCTTTCTCGTACAGCATGGCTCTGCCAACCGCCATAATCAGCGCAACTGCACCGTCAATTTTGTTTTCCGCCTGCTCTTTGACGGGCTTCACCACATCATCGTTACCCGGCATGTTTTTGCCGACCACGTTGCCGATACACCAGGTCATGATGGGATTGCCGTCATGATGAAAACGTCCCGATTCAATCGCTGCTTCCAGCTCTTTCATCGGATCGGACATATTGGTGAAGTTCTGGACGATAGTGACGGGATTCAGGTCTTCATCAGCAAGGTCATGTGACAGCCCGGTCGCCCCGAAGGGGTCGATGGGTGACTCGCTGACCGGGCTGATTTTGTTCGCCGCTTTGGCCTCTTCGAGGATGTAGCGATAATCCACCTCTGCACCATCGGTAACGGTCAGGACGCCCATTTCCACCCATTTCTGAAAGCGTTCGGCTGTCCGGCGATCTTCATTTTTCTCGACGCTGTACACCGTGTCATACGGTACCCAGAAACGCGGGGCCACACTGTAGTAATGCGTTTTACCGTCAATCTCGCGGGTATAAAGTCGCGCCATGCTGTTCATATCCAGTTTACGCGCCAGGTCAAAGGCCAGAATGCACGGCTGCCCCTCGAATTGCTCAAGAGTCAGTGATTTATCCTCGCAGCTCTGCCAGCTCACCAGGTTGAAATACGCCGAACGCGCCGACACCCAGATATTGAGGTGTTTTGTTTTAAAGACGTTTGCCAGACGGGCGTTATTTTTCGCACGCTGTTGCTGACTTAACAAAAACTCACGGTAAACCGACACCCCGATATTCGGGTTGGCTTTTTCCAGCACCTGTGGGTTGGTCCAGTCGTCACCTTCGTCAACGGTATAGATGATCCCGAACAGTTCATCGTTGGGTACCGAACCGTTGAGCATCTCGATAACTTCCCGCCGTTTGTCGTAGCACGGCCCCTCAATGTTGTACCCGGCAGTAGTAATGGCCCACATCAGTGGCTGACGTCGCGCCCCCATCCCGGTAAGCATCGTGGTGTAAAGCGCATCGGTGGCGTGCTCGTGATATTCATCCACCACCGCATAGTGGGGTGATGATCCATCACCGGGGTTACCGATCAGCGGTTCAAACCGCGCGCCATCCTCCGGACGGTTCATGTTTGAGGCGTTAACCTCAATCCCGAACGCTTCCGTCAGCATGGGTGTGCGTTT